AGATGGCTGTCTCCATTTTTCGTCGTCTGACATTTATTCTCCCCCTTACCCTACGAAAACGCCTGCTGGTATTTTCTGACTGAGGTTGTTGACACTATCTGCGATCTCTGAATCCTTAGCAGCAAGAGCTTGATAGGTCAACTGATCCAAGACATCGCTCAATTCGCCTCTGAGATTTGTTTGTTCTTCACGAGCCTCGCTGATTAGTGCTGTTCCGTTAAGAGTCACAGACTCACCAGGAATTGGTACAGTAGCAAACTTGGAGCGGATCTGTCCAAGTGTTTCTTTTGATAATGCGAGAGCAAAACGACGAATCCATTGCTTTCCGATTGAGTTAATGTTTGCATATGGAATATTAGCAAATGGAATTGTATTCATATTGTTAATCCCTTCAATTCCAGAAACAGAGCCAGATGTTTCGGTCCACGCATCTTCAAGGATCCTAAAGTCAAAATGAAAAAACTCGGGTGTGATACTGCCTGGGCTCACAGGGATTGGGAAAAGTCTTAACTTATTGTTGTCTAGCTGGAATGAGTAGTGTGAATTTCTTGTGTAGATTGCATCCTCAAACTCCATCGCCTGTGATTTGTTTTGCCAAACTGGAATCAACTGGAAAGTTGAGTCGTCTGCATATTGACCATAATTAGCTAAGTTACCAACCGTGTTGAGTCCGCCATAATATCCAAAGAACCTCCACATAGCGTGTGGTGACTTATAATATACCTTATCAACAATAACCCTCTTGCCACTGACCAGACCACTATAAGGTACTGGATCTCCAGTTGCTTTGTCTAAGTTATTATTTGACGCACTCAAAATAATTGCCCCCAAGTCATAGTCTTGTATATCGTCTATTGGGGCAAAAGAGCCAGAGTAAATTGTTGTTACTCCGCCAATTCCAACTTGGGTGGAGATCGCATCACCATATTTTTGATTTAAAGCAAAGGTAACTTTTGGATATTTTAGGGCAATGTGCGTACCACTTAGACTTGATGAAAGTTCTCCCTCTTTTAACTCACCATCATGATCAAAAGTGCCTGTAGTCATACCAAGAATATCAGAGAGAATATTCTTTGACTGATGCATGTTCACAATATAGGAATATTCTAATACTGCTTCTTCATAAGCAGCGTATACACTTCCGGTTGTTAACTCAATATCTAAGACATCGCCACCAAGTTTCTGGTATGTATAGTTTATTTGATCTGCGGCACCTGATAAAAAATCTGTGTGCGTATCATATACACCAATTGGTGTTTGTAAGCTTACATCTGAAGCTGATCCAGAGCGTGGTAAAACAATAGCACTTACTTGGCTATCTGGAGTTAAAGTGGGTATCGCCATTAATTATAAGTCTCCTCTCATTAAATAGTTGACGGCATAAAGAAAACCCCCGCCAATTGCTTGACGAGGGAATTCTTTTATTCTACGAGTTGATTAATCGTATCAAACGAGATCAACAACGATGACGAGTCCGTACATGTCGGGACGTACCATCTTCTTGCCGTAGCGAGTCATCACGCCCTTGCGAGGCACGAAGTCTTCGGTTCCGAAGATAGTAGGTGTGACCTGTAATGGCACATAAGGTGCATAGACGTATCCACTCTCTAAGAAGGATCCACCCTTGCGACCAACGAGGATCACGTTACGGGGGAAGTAAGGATCGACATAAACGTCCCACTTCTTGGAAAGTGCGCCAACCTTAACAGCGCCAACGGTTCCGCGTTCTGCATCAGCAGTCACGGAAGCACGGAATCCAGCGGTAAACTCAAGGACGTTAGCAACTTCAGGTCCGACGACGATGAAGTTAGCTCCGCCGCGAAGAGTCTTGCGATGGATTTGTGCAGACACGTCGTTGATGGTCTCAACGAGAGTCTCGTACCACTCGGAAACAGTACCGGTGAAGTCTGGAGTTGCTGTAGTAGCACCAATCTCCTGACCAGTAAGTCTGTTTACAAACTTACCAGCGTGACGTGACCAGTAATATTTACCAGCGGTTTGACCTTTAACGAGGTCTTCAAGAATCTCACGATCAATCTCAAGAGCAATTTGCTCAGAAAGAATAGAAGTAAGTTCAACCTCTGCATCAAGGTTGTGGTATGCGTTAAGATCTTGTCCTAACTCAGGGGTCCACTTAGCCTTGAGCTTTTTGGTGATCGCGGTGATGGACACAGAATCAACCTTAATGTCGATTTCTGGGATAACACCAGCGGTTGCGCCAACAGCATTGGAAGCCTGCTCTGCACCCCAAAGGTCATCACCGAGGACGGAGCCAAGGGCACCACCAGCGATGAAGTCATCATCCATTGCAAACTCAAGTTGCAGTGGGGAGTGAGAGAAAGATGCCGACAATTGGGCAACTGTTCTAGTATCAGAAGCGATAACGGTAAGGATGTGAGCCTTTTCGTCACCAGCGCCGTAGATACCATTGTTAGCAACAGAGCCAGAATACTGGTTCAAGCGACGGACATGAAGTCCCTCAGAACCGGTAATTGCCACACCAGCGTGTGTCAACAACTCAGCAGCAATGAGATCGTCTTGGTTGAATTGACCAGGAACAGCGGTTCTGAGAACAATAAGATTTGTTGTTCCAGAGGTAAAGTCTGGGTCATAACGGACGAGTCGGTCAAGAAGACCTGCTGCGGCTGCTGCATCTGCACCACCTGGAACACGGACGAAGGAAGTTCCTCCGAATGTACCAGAAAGGATTGCCTCACCAGCAGCAACTGCTGTAGAACCAGTTGGTGAAGAATAACCATTGTTTAATGCGTAGAAAGAATCCTCTGCACTGTCGCCGGTAAGACTAACACCACCAGTGATTTGAGATGCCACAGCACCACCACCATAAAGTGATTCACCTGATTCATATCCAAGTCTTCTACCAGTCTCGTTGGAAACTGTGAAGTCAAGGAAGAAGATGAGTCCACTAGGGAGACTCATTGGTTGAACGGAAACGAGATCGTTTGCGATCAAGCCGCCGAATACACGACGGACAATTGGGAATGCAACTGCTGCGAAGCCTTCAACATCGCCTGCTGCCATTGCGGAAGTTTCACGAAGAAGCTCCCTAGCTTGGTTCTCTAAAAGACGAGCCATGCTATTACGAGTGCGGTCATTACCGAGTCCTTCAAGAAGTCCTGTCTTCTCCCACTTGGAAAGAAGTGCAGCACCCTCCTGAGAAAGATCACGGTTGACAATGCCCTCGGTTAATTTATCAAGAACGGACATTATTTATTTTCTCCTTTTATGCCTGCTAAAGCCCTCATTCTACTGAAATGTGAATTTTGGGCGTTGGTCTTCCTCCTGCGAGGAAGGGTTGACGATGGTCTTTCAACTGCTTCGCGAAGTGATTGTGGAGAAGATTTTGTCTTATCTCCCACTGCGCTTTGAAGGGTCTCATAAATTACCTTCGCCTCTTCAACAGAATCGGCATTTGAAATAGACTCGACAATTCTTGTTTTTTGTCGCTCATTCAAGGAGGTGCTATTTAACACCCGATTCGTGTATAGTAAACGAGCGTTTGAAAGATTGACTTCTTCCAATCGCCCCTTAAGATGTAAAATTGTTTTTTGTAAATTGGAATTGTCTTGCTTAAGTTCATTAACTTGATTGACATACATTCCTGTTTCTTCTCGTGCCTTTTGAATAGCATCGTGCTCTTCAGCAAGCTCATCGTCCTGAAGGGCAGCGAGTGTCACCTTTTGTCCTTCAAGGTTACGATCAGTAGGGGTTGAGCGTCCTCCCAAACCTTGGTCTGGGATACCTAAGTCTACCTTAAGTTCTTCAGCAATAGCGTCAAGAATTTCCTCGTCAAGCTCGATCTCTTCATCAAGATCGGTCTCTTCACCTTCGGTTTCAAGTGCTTCCTCGATTTCTTCTTCGAGGGTATCAGCGAGATCTTCGTGAGATTCCTCAACAGGCTCTTCCTCCTCGGACAAAGCACGCTCAAGGGCTTCGAGGTCCAAACGAACCATAATAGGTTCATCACCTTCTTCAACAGCGTAGGGAACTTCTTCCATCACTGGGCTTTCTTCCTCTTCATCAAGGGTTTCCTCTTCCTGCTCTAAAAGAGAGTTAACGGCATCCCTAACTTCAGAGGAGTATTTTTCAATAATTGTTGCTTCGGCATTCTTAATAGCTGCCTCTTTTAATGCTTCCGCATCAACGATTGCTTGTTCTAACAAAGTAGACATAGATAGACACTCCATAAAATATAATTGGTCAAATATAAATAGTATATTATTTTACGAAATGCCTGAAATCTTATCAGTTACCCGATCCACTGACATACTCGTCACGATGGTTAAATTCAAACACTGCTGTAAAGTGTGCTTGACCTGGGAAATCTGTACCACCTGGAATGGTCAAAAAGATACCAAGAAGTGAGCCTGTTGTGAAAGCATTGCTACCTGTGACATTGGCAGCCCTTAATATATCAATACCTCCTACGACATTAACACCAGGGTTAACACTGGAAGTTGCTTGCACAATAACATTTCTTGTTGTGGAGTTTGGAATTGTGCCATTTTCTGTAATTGGTGCCTCTTCAAGTTGGAAGAAGATTTCTGATGCGTTGTTTGTACCAGGGAATCTATACATGATATTAATCAATTTTCCGCTAAAGGGTGTTAAGATCGCAGTGTCATTATTAAAACCTGTTCCGACAACAGAAACACCATTCTGAGTCAGAGGTAAATATCTACCAGCGGCGGCATTTGAGCCATTTGTAAGGTCAAAATTACAAGTATAAGTTTGAATAATTTTTCCTCTTGCTCGACCGCCTACGATTCCGTCTTCTCCATCGACCTCAAATACTATTGGAGCAGAGGCGGGTGACGATCCGCTTTTAACCTCAAATGTTCCACAAAGAGATAGTTCGTTGTCATCATAATCAAATTGTAAATTATCTGATCCAGAGAATACGCCATCTTTATTAAATTGGATATGTGTGTCGTTTCCACCTGGGATAACTGCTGACGATGTTAATATAATCGCATTTGTGCCAGCGGCAAGACCAAGATAACTGCCAGGACCACCCAAGGCTCCCGATACGACGGCACCACCAGCAACATCGATCACTATCTTTGAACCTGAAAGTGCGATCCCGTCTTGGTGAGAGCCGGATATAATTAATGCGTTCTGTGCTGAGTTGTATTGAATAATTGACTCGCCAGCGTTTCCAAATG